AATTATCTCCAATATCTGTAATTATGTTTTTTATAATATTATCTCTATTAAGATATATTTCTTTTAGTTTTTCGTTTTGATTTAACTCATTAATAAACTTTTCTTTTTGTTCTTCATCTTTGAAGAAGATTTCTAAATCTTTCATTGTAATCACCATTTACCTTTCTTTTTTAATTGATACGGCTAATATAAAGAAAGTTCACAAAACATTTTCTGAGTTGCATCGTTGTTCCCCGTTCTTTATATCTCTATTGTATCAGTTTTTAGAAAAAAGTCAAGTTTTAATTTAAAACTTTTAAAAAATTTTTAAGATATTGAATGACCGCCGACTTCCGTCCGTCCTTTTCTTTATCTTTATGTTAATTATATCAGATAAAAATAAAAAAGCAAGTTTAAAACTCGTTTTTTTAAAAAATATTTTTCCCGATTAAGGTTTTCAAAACCTTAATTTAAGGTTTTTGTTTTCGGCTATGAAGAAAAATATCCAATTGTCAACCTATACCTAAAAACAGGTTAACCAACCAAAACCATAATTAAGGTTTTAAAAACATAAAAACCTTAATTTAGAAAATAAAAACCTTAATCGAGATGCCCTTATTTTTCAATGGTTTACAGCCTTATTTAAGTGTTTTATGGTTTTTATTTAATATATATACTCTTTATTTAATAAAAAATATAAGCCCTCATCTAATAGATGATATATATATTTATATTCATCGGAAAAAAACACCATAAAAACCTTAATTGAGAAATAAAACCATTGAAAAATAAGGGTTTTTGGCGTTTTTCGATTAAGGTTTTTAAAAAACCCGAAACCTTAAAATTAAGGTTTCCACTTTTAGCCGTCAAATGTGGTATAATAAAGAAAGAGGTGATATAATATGAAAGCACGTTCAAAAGTAGATAAATTAGTAGAAATAACCAACAACGAAGCTAATAATAATGACTTATCTTTGCAGAATGATTACTATATAAGAAAAATGAGTTACGTTACATTAAATGATGATATTATTAAAAAAATATATGAAGATTTACAAAATAATAAAATAAATGCCAAAAATATTGAAGCGATGGCAACTTTACAGAAAATAAACATTGCTTTATTAAATGATAGACCTTTATAAGTAGGAGGGGAGATAAATGAAAGCGAATTTGGATTTATTGCAATTTATAAAAGAAAATTTAGATAAAGGCGAAACACCAGAGGAAATTGCTTCTTTAGTTGGATGTTCTGAAAAAGAAATAAAAGATTTACAAAAAAAATATGATATATATATAAATGAAGATAAAAGCAAAGACGATATGAAAGAAATAAAAAGGAATGTAAAAGAAGAAGAAAAAAAGAAAACTTTGCAGTTAGTCCGTTATGTAAATGGATTAACAAAACAAGAAGCAGATTATGTGATGTCACATAAAAATGAAACCTTAGTTGAAGGTTCTGACTATGCTATGAATTTATGTGATATTTTGCTTACAAGAGAATTAAATTATATGAAGCAAGATTGTGAAGCAGATGATGATTTTACTTATAAAGTACATAAAACATTACAACAAACACCTGTTTACGATACGATTTTTTTGGGGAATGGTGAAGAACATAAAGTTCAGTCATTAAAAAAACAACTATTAAATAGTGCTATTGAAGAATTTCATATTTCCAAAAAAGATAAACGAGATAAATATTTATCTTCTATATTAAAAATAATGCAAATGAAAGAGAAATTTGCAAGATTAAGAATAGACGCTATGAAATATGTTAAAGAACTGGAAAAACAAAATCTGGATGGCGATGCAGGTTTGAAAACGATTTATGTTGTTCCAGATAACCAAAGAAATAAAAATTCTGACAATTTAGACAGCTACGAAGAATTAGAGCAAGATATGACTTTTTACAATTCATTATATGATGATAATAAAGAGAGTGGTGACGATGAGCAAGATTAAGGTTATAAAACCTCAACCAAAACAATATTTATTTTTGAGTTGCCCTGCTGACATTGTTGTGTATGGTGGGGCGGCAGGTGGTGGTAAAACTTATGCCCTTTTAATGGATGCTATGAGATTTATTAATGATGGTTCTGCTAACTATACTATTTTTAGAAGAACAACACCTGCAATCACGGCTAATGGTGGTTTATGGCAGACAGCTAAAAAATTATATTTCCCTTTTAATATAAGAACAAAAGGGCAACCGTTCTATGAAATTATATTTCCTAGCGGTTATAATATCTCTTTTAGACACTTACAATATGAAGACACTGTTTTCGATTACCAAGGTGCTCAATTATCAGTTATTGCCTTTGACGAATTAACACACTTTACAGAACAACAATTCTTCTATATGATGTCAAGAAACAGAAATTATAATGTTAATTCTTCTGTTAATTGTTATATAAGAGCAACTTGCAACCCAGACCCCGACTCTTGGGTGAGAAAACTTCTCGATTGGTACATTGGCGAAAATGGGTACGCTATTAAAGAAAGAAGTGGAAAGATACGTTATTTCGCTAGGTTGGGCGAAAAAATGTATTGGGGGAATACAAAAGCAGAAGTTTTAGAGCAAACAGATAAAATAACACTTACAGACGAAAAAGATAAAGTGACCGAAAAAAATATAAAAAGTTTTTGTTTTATTGCTTCTTCATTAGAAGACAACCAAGCACTACTCCAAAATGATATTGGATATGAGAGCAGTTTAAAAGCTCTTTCACATATTGACTATGAAAGACTTCGCAAAGGCAATTGGAATATTAAAGCAAGTGGTGGAGAGTTCTTTAAGAACGAATATTTTAATTATACAAGAACAATAAGAATGAAAGATATTGTAATAGTTTGCAGAGCGTGGGATTTAGCAGGTACAGAAAAGGGAGAAAAAAAGAATAGTTCACCAGATGCCACAGCTTCTTGTTTAATGGCAAGGCTATTAGACGGCTCTTTTGCTGTTTTAGAAGTGACAAATGATTGGTTAAGTCCTTCTAAAGTAAGGCATCTCATTTGTGAAAAAGCAAAAGACGATTACAAAAAGTTTGGGGCTAAATACAAAATATTCTTACCACAAGACCCTGGGCAAGCAGGTAAAGCACAAGCACAAGCTTATGTAAAAATGTTAAGCGGTTATAATGTATCGACTAGTACCGTTAAAGGAGATAAAATCACTCGTGCCGAGCCGTTTATGATACAGATGGAGAATAATAATGTTATTGTCTTTAAAAACGATAAATGGAATGACAGCTATCAATCACAAATGGTGGCGTTCCCAGAAGGGATGCACGATGATATGATTGATGCTACAAGTGACGCTTTTAATCAGTTATCCAATAAGGAAGACGAAAACAATATGCTCCTGTTATCATTGTTAGGCGATATGTGATATAATAAGACATATAAAGGAGGAAATAAGTTATGACTAAAAGAAAAAAAAATGATAGCAGATTTGGTGATTTTGCTAATAATGTGACAAGAAAATTTAGGAGCAGGTCACAATATGAGTTTTCGACTCCTCAAATTGGCGAATATCAATTTGCTAAAAATGGATTATACCAAAAGATTTGCTCTATTCCCGCACAAGATGCCATTAAAAACGGCTATGAGATTTGTTCAAACAATGAAGATATAGTAAATAATGACGAAACAAGTAAAATTAATAAAGTTCTTTATGATTTTGATATTGATGCAAAAATTGCAGAAGCGGTCTCTCTTAGCAGGGCAACAGGCGGTGCAGTTTTGTTTTTGAAGTTAGATGACGGCGAACCAATCGAAAACCCTTTAAATATTAATAATTTATTAAAACTCTATGGAGTAAAAGTTTATAACGCATCGGAAGTATTACCACAAACTTATTATTCTGACTATTCAAATGTTAATTTTGGAGAAGTTGAAAAATATATAATCAATGACGAAAAAACGGGGAATAGCTTTATTGTTCATTCTTCAAGATTATTAATTTTTGACGGATTAACAACAACAGGATTAGTTCGTGCTTCACGCAACGGTTGGGGTGGTATGGTTTTTGATAATGTCAAGGACGAATTAAGCAGATACGATAGTGCTAATAGATTAAGTATTTCTATTTTAAGCCGTCTATCACAAGGTATTTTAAAAATTGAAGGACTAAAACAAGCCGTCAATGCAGGTGAAGGGGAGAAAATGACGAAGTATTTGGAATATACTGATAGTATGAGAAGTATAATGAATACTTTGTTGTTAGACGGAACGGATAACTTTGATTTGAAAAATATGACGCTTTCTGGCTACAAAGATATTATCGAACAACAAGAAGTTGCCCTTTCTGCTGTTTCTCAAATACCGATTACCATTCTCTTTGGTCGCTCCCCTGCAGGGATGAATTCCACAGGCGATGCCGATTTAGAAACATATTACTCATTAGTTAAAAGAATACAGACAAATGATATGCAAAAGAATTTAGAAAGTTTAATTAAGATAATTACAAAATGCAAAGACTACAAAATAGCAGAAAATGATTATCATATTTCTTTTAATGAAGTAAAACTTCTAAATGCAAAAGAAAAAGCAGAAATTGAAAACAAAAAAGCCGATAGTTTAGTAAAGATAGCAAATGCAGTTGAAACACTCCACGAATTAGGTGCTATTGATAACGATGAAATAGCAGAATATTTAGACACAAGAACCGATTTCCCGATAAATCACAACTATGGTGGCGGTGATAAGTAATGAAGACTTCAACCAGAAAATACACTTACCCTCTCAACATTGAGAGGGAATATGTGTATTTTTTAAAAAGAATTACAAAAGAATTAAGAAAAAACACTTTAAATAATCTGGATAAGATTTATGAAATTGTTTTAAAATACAGAAAATTAAGGCAGGATAGTGAAAATGACGAAATAGAAGAAGAAATTGATGAAGATATTATTCTTCCGATTTTGGCTATACTTTCTGCTTATGTTTTAAAACAAGAATTAGAAAGGTTATATAATAGTGTTAGAAGTTATGTCACGAAAGATTTAGAAAAAGAAACACATAATGCCCTAAAAAAGACAGCACAAGAAACAGAAGTACTAGCACGGCTAAAAGAAGCGGAATATTCATTAGAAGATTACAAAGACGAATTTATACAAGATAATGAAGAATTAATCGAAAAACTAACAAATGATTACAGAAATAAATTAAAACAAACAATTAAAAATTCTATTGATTACGGCTATCCAAAAGCTATGTTAGCCGATGAAATTAAAAAAAACTTACATACTATTGATAATAGGGCAGAATTAATTGGCGTTGACCAAATAGGAAGAGCCACAGGAAGATTAAACCAATATTTTCAACAAAAAATGGGATGCAATAAATATATATGGCAAACGATGTTAGACAGTCGTGTTCGTCCTGCCCATAGAGTAAGAGAAGGGAAGATTTTTGAGTGGAATCACCCTCCTTATGACGGACACCCAGGAATGGCTATTCGTTGCAGATGCAAAGCAAAGCCCGTTTTTGAAGATTGATAAAAAATGTGGTATAATTTAAAAGAAGGAGGAAAAGATTATGGCAAAATTTAAAAGATATGATACTTACTCTTTAAATGAAGCAAAAAAAGATGAAAATGGCTATTATCACGATTCTGCAATCGTTGGTCGTGTAGGTTTATTAACTTACTACAACGCCGATGGAACTAAAAGAATTGAATACCGTCCACCAAAAGAAGCGTTTAGTGAGAAT